CTAGCGTTGTTGACGCTGACGACCTTATCGACCTCAAGAACCAAGTCAAGCAGGCGTTTCGTAAGGGTGCTATCTGGGTTATGGCTACCGAAACAAAATCTGCTATCGAAAAGCTGAAAGACGACAACGGTCGCTACCTCTTTACTGAGGACTTGACAGGCGAGTTTGACGGTCGTATTCTCGGCTACCCTGCATACGTTTCTGACAAAATGCCAGAAGTTGCAGACGGCGAAAACGTGATCGCTTTCGGTGATTTTTCAGGTGTTGCTCTGAAATGGAGCGAGGAGCTTGAAATCAACGTCTTGCGTGAGAAGTTTGCTACACAGCACGCTACTGGTGTTGTTGCGTGGCTTGAGGCTGACGCCGAAGTTGAAAACCACCAAATGCTTGCAGTACTTAAAGTCAAGTCTGCGTAGTAGGGGGACAATATGAAAGTAGTAGCAAAGAGTAACTTTTTCGGACAGGGTACCAGTTTCAGGACTGGTCGAGAGTACGAAGTCGCCGACAAGTTCGGCAAGGTGCTCGTCAAGGCTGGTAAAGCCGACGCTGTCAAAGGCTCGGCACCAGCCCCAGCTACTACCTCAACACCTGCTACCCAGACCCCACCTGCACCCGTCGAACCTGCAAAGGTCGACGAGGCAGGCGACGGCGAGGCAGACAGTGGCGAGGTAGTGTCTGACGACAAGCAAACCACAAACGCCGACGGTGGCGACCAGACCGACGGCGAGGCTGATAAAGAGCCTACAACTGGCGAAACTGACAAAACTAACGCACAGAAAGGTAGTAAGTAGTTATGGCAAAAACAGGACTACAAGGCATACGATATGCCGTACTTACGGGCGAAACCTACGGTACACCTGCCTCTGCTGGTAAAGGCGTCAAGTGTTCAGTAAGCGTCAAAAACAACGACGCAAAGCTGTACGCAGACAACGCCCTCGCAGAGAGCGACAGTACTTTTAGCTCGGCAAGTGTTTCAATCGAAGTCGACGACGATCGACAAGACGTACTAGCTACTTTGCTCGGACGTACCCCAGACGGTACCTCGGGTGAAGTTGTACGTAAGGCAGACGACATCGCACCTTACGTCGGTCTCGGTCGAGTAATCACCAAGATCGTAGGCGGTGTACAAAAATACAAAGCAGAGTTTATCTGCAAGGTAAAGTTCAAGGAGCCTAACCAAGAGGACACAACGAAAGCTGACAGCGTTACTTTCGGTACTGTTACTCTTGAGGGCGACGCCTCAACCATAAGCGACGGTACGTGGTCAAAGACGAACACGTTTGACACCCTCGCAGAGGCAACCGACTACCTAGATACGTGTTTCGGGGTAGCGTAGTATGAAAGTTCGAGTAGTCGTAGGTTTCGTCGACAAAAATCAGTTTACCCGTGTTAAGGGTGCTCTGGCTGAGTTTGACGACGCCTACACTACCGAGCTACTAGAGCAGGGCAAGGTCGAAATGCTAGACGATCAAGCCGTGGCGAGTAAAGCTAAATCTAGCAAGCGAAAGGCGAGTAAAAAAAATGCAAGAGAAAATCTTTAAGATCGGCGAGGGCGACAAACAAGCGACACTAGCTTTCAACCTCAACGTAATGGCACAGATACAGTCTGAGTACGGTAGCGTGTCGGCGTGGGTAGAGTTGCTAGAGGACGACAAAGAAAACCCTACCCGAGGTGGCGAGCCTGATATGCAGGCTTTCATCAAAGGGTTTACGTTTATGTTAAACGAGGGCGTCGAGATCGAAAACGACGATCTACCTGCCGACAAGAAAAAGGTACCTTTCACCGAGCGACAAGTCGGTCGCTTGATCACTACGTGGGGCAAGGACGAAGTACAGAAAGCTATGCAGTCTGCAATCACGACTGCCACTGATACGGGCGACGACACCTCAAAAAACGAGTAGTCCACGAGGACGACGACGGTAGCCTCGACTTCTCGTGGATAGAGTTTGTCGGACATACGCAACTAGGTTACACCGTCAAAGAAGTAGGGCGTATGACTTTCGGCAAGTGGTATCGGCTCTATAAGCATTTTCAGAACTACCACGACATAAAAGTAAAGGGCACCAGCTATGCCGAGCTACGGCAAAAACAAGCCGAGCAAGACGAGTGGCTGGTCTAGCCAGAAAGGGACAGCAAAATTATGGCAGTTATCGAAAAAGTAAGCGACATCACAACCGCCTACCTTGCTAGCTACCTGCGTGTCGACGACCCAGATACAGAGCTTACCGACGAACTCGGTACTATGCTTGCGTCTGCAAAGGGCTTTCTGACGTCCTACACTGGCTTGCCTGCTACGGCACCAGCCGACGACCCAGACACAACCGACGTCGACGAGAGCGACGTTACAACACTCGACAGTAAGCCAGAGTTTGTAACGGCGATCTGCGTGCTGGTGCAAAATCAGTACGATAACCGTACTTTTTACACTGACAAGGGGCAGGTCGAGGCAGTGCTTGATAGCATACTCGGTATGCACAGGGTAAACTTTCTATGAAAAACGCAGGCGACTATAACCGACGTATCAGTATTGTGCGACGTACCAAAAGTACGAACGCAAATGGGTTTGATACCGTCTCAGAAACGGTCGTCTGCAAGGCGTGGGCGAAAGCAAGCGGTACTCGTGGCTATACGATCGTACAAAGTGGCTCGAACTTCGAGGACGCCACCGTAGGGCTAGAGTTTCGCAAGCCGACCGCTACGTTTGATCGCAAAGATATTGTACGTTTCGACGGGCACGACTGGTCGATCGTCTATATCAACGACGCCGAGGCAAAAACCACGGGTCTGATCGAGCTACAAGTACGAAAGGTAGAGCAGTAATATGGCACGTTTTGACGTAGAGGTAGGCAACGACCTACTGCACCAGATCGAAAAGCTAGAGGGCAAGTCTGACGACGTTTTCGGTCAAATGGTCGACGCAGGTGCCGACGTAGTACTGCGAAATATGCGATCAAATATGCGTGCGTCGTTTAAGACGACCCGTAGCCTAGAGCAAGGGCTGAAAAAGACCCGAGTGTATAAGACACCTAGCGACGGCGGTGTCGCCGTAAAGGTGCTTTTCAGTGGCTACAACGACAAAGGGGTAGCGATACCACTGATCGCCTCGGCACGTGATCGAGGTACAAGACGAGGTGAGGCAAAGCGACCTTTCTTTCGTAAAAGTTTCAACAAATCGGCTATCGAGGGTGCTATGCGTCGTGTAGAGCCGAGACTTTTTGAGGGTATGCAGTAATGAACGACCAAGTAAAAACAATACTAGAGACAATCACGGTAGGCGGTAACGCCCTGCCTATTGCACTGTTGCACTTTGACGGACAAGCCGACACCTTTGCGGTTTACTCGCCGACTAACGAGGGTGTCGGCTTGTCTGGGGACAACGTACCGCTAGAGTATGTCGAGGCGTGGGACATCGACATATACAGCAAAGGCGACTACCTAGTATTATCAACACAAATAAAGCAGGCTTTTATCGACGCAGGCTGGGTTTACAAGGGTCGAGGGCAAGATACCTACGATACTGATACGAAACTCTACCACCGTTTGCTAGAGTTTGAGAAAGAGGTAGCGTAATATGGCAAATACTTTCGGCGGTAGCATAAAACTTACGGGTGAGAGCGACTACCGCAAGGCTCTAAAAGACATCACCAGCGATATGCGACTTATGGCGTCTGAAATGAAAGTTATGGCGACGTCTACCGACAAGTCTGCCAGTGCTAGCGACGCCGACAAAGCCAAAAAAGAGGCTTTAAGCAAGGCAATCGCCGACCAGCGTAGCCGTTTGCAAGACCTCAACAAGGCACTAGCCGACAGCAACGCCCAAAACGGTGAGGCGAGCGACGCAAGCAAGAAACTGCAAATACAGATCAACAATGCGACCGCCAACCTCAACAAAATGGAAACCCAGCTAAACAGCACGGGCAAAGAGACGGGGCAACTCGGCTCTGAAATGGACGGCACGGGCAAAAAAGCCTCAATTTTCGGCGACGTATTGAAAGCAAACCTCGCTAGCGACGCAATCGTAGCAGGTGTAAAGGCGATCGGCTCGGCAATCAAAGCGATCGGTACTGGTGTTGTCGATATGGTCAAGGACAGCGTCAAAGCGTTTGCAGACTACGAGCAACTTGTCGGCGGTGTAGAGACACTTTTTAAGGACAGCTCGAAACAGGTGCAGGCTTACGCAAATGAGGCGTACAAAACGGCAGGTCTGTCGGCAAATGCCTATATGGAAACGGTAACGGGCTTTTCTGCAAGCCTTTTGCAGGGTCTAGGCGGTGATACCGCAAAGGCAAGCGAGATCGCAAACACCGCCGTTACTGATATGTCCGACAACGCTAATAAAATGGGCACCGACATCTCGCTTATACAAAACGCCTATCAAGGTTTTGCAAAAGACAACTTTACTATGCTTGACAACCTCAAGCTGGGCTATGGTGGTACGGCGTCGGAAATGGCACGACTGGTCAACGATAGCGGTGTTATGGGGTCGAGCTTTAAGGCAACGGCTGAAAACGTCAAAGACATACCTTTCGACAAGCTGATCGAGGCAATACACAAGACACAGACCGAGCTAGGTATCACTGGTACCACTGCAAAAGAGGCGTCGAGCACCATATCGGGTAGTTTCAACTCTGTAAAGGCTAGCTGGGAAAACGTACTAGCCAGTTTCGGCACGGGCAACAACGACCAGATACAGCAAGCGATCGACGGGCTACTTGAGGGCGTCGGCAACCTCGCTACAAACGTAACTGCGATACTACCAAGTATCGTAGAGGGTATCGGACAGCTCGCACAGGGGCTTATCGAGCAAATACCTACGATCATCACGACTATTTTGCCACCTCTTATCGAGGCAGTGCAGGGTCTCGTCGGTGCGATCGTTACGGTACTACCTCAACTGGTGCCCGTAGTTGTACAACTGCTTACCCAGCTCGTAAATATCATCATCACAAACCTGCCTATGGTTATACAGGCTGGTATTGACGTACTTATAGGCTTGATCACGGGTATCGCACAGGCAATACCCCAGCTTATACCTCAGATCGTTATTGCAATCGAGACGATCATCACGACACTAGTGCAAAATCTGCCTGCTATCATACTGGCAGGTATACAGTTGCTTATTGCAATCGTGCAGGGGCTTGCAAACGCCTTGCCTCAACTGATCGGCTACATACCGCAGATCATCAACACCCTCGTAACTACACTGACAAACCCGACTATGCTACGGCTGATCATACAGGCAAGCATACAGCTTATAATCGCCGTGATCGGTGGTTTGATACAAGCTATACCTGCCCTTGTGCAGGCGGTACCGCAGATCATCTCTGCACTGGTAAACGGTCTCAAAGCAGGCGTCGGCTCGCTCGTATCGGTAGGTGGCGACCTTATACGGGGTCTCTGGCAGGGTATACAGAACGTAACGGGCTGGATTATGGACAAAATCAAAGGTTTCGGGCAGTCCGTACTCAACGGTATAAAGGGCTTTTTCGGTATACACTCGCCGTCGACACTCTTTAGAGACGAAATCGGTGTAAACCTCGGTCTCGGTGTCGGTGAGGGCTTTACTGCAAGTATGGACAGCGTAACAAAAGATATGCAAAAGGCGATACCGACCAAGTTTGACACCTCTGTCGAGCTAAATAACACGGGTCTCGCAAGCAAAGTCGCCGACAGCAACAGCCTCGCTAGTGCACTCAATATCGACAACCTATCAAAGGCAGTCGTAGAGGGCTTTAAGTCTGTTAAAATAGAGCTAGACGATCAAAAGGTCGGTACTTTCGTAACAAACACAGTACAGGGGGCACTATATGGGTAAAATCACTTTCAAGGGCGTAGACAGCGACACTATAACGGGTCTGCTTATCAGTGAACAGCCTGCGATCACCCGTGCACCACGCAAAACCGAGAGTATCGACGTCGACGGTAGAGACGGGGACGTCGTAAACTACCTCGGCTATGATACCTATGTCAAAGAGGCGTCGATCGGGCTACACGGTAGCTATGACATCGACGAGATCGCTAACTTTTTCAGTGGCGAGGGCTGGGTGATCTTTGCAAACGAGCCTACAAAGAAGTACTGGGGTCGTATCACCTCGCAGATCGACTTTGACGCACTTATTCGATACCGTACTGCAAAGGTAAAGTGGACGGTACAGCCGTACAAAAAGCTCGTAACCGAAAGCAACGTCTCGGGCAGTACTAGCCCACTGACGGTCGTAAATCAGGGCTACGAGGACAGCAAACCACTGATCAAAGTAGAGGGCACCCCCGACGATGTGATCACTTTAGACGTCGACGGGCAAGATTTTGCCACTGTTACGATACCAGCCTCGGGCGAAATCTACCTAGACGGCGAAAACGTCGAGGCTTATGACGCTACAGGCTCGCAAAACGACAAAGTAGTAGGCAATTTTGCCGTGTTACCTGCTGGTAGTAGCGATATAGGCTGGACGGGTACGGCGACAGTAACTATAACGCCTAACAGTAGGTGGCTATGATCATACTTTTCAACGATACCGCTACAGACTTCACTACGCTAGGCTTGAAAGTGCTACAGCCACTCTACGCAGTGGTGCGAAAAGAGGACAACGGCGACTACTACCTCGATCTGCGTGATACCTCTGTAAATGCACACCTCTATATACGTGATTATATTATCGCAGTCGACACCCCGTGGGGTCGGCAGGGCTTTCGGGTGGCTACCAGCAAAGTAAAGGGCACGAAAGTCGACATCAAGGCGTATCACCTGTTTTATGACGCAAAAGGCTACCTGATCGAGGACAGTTACGTAGTTGTCAACGACGCAAACTACGCACTCGACCACCTCAACACAGCTACAGACCAGACCTCGCCGTTTACGACTATATCTGACGTTACCACGACGACATCACTGCGTATTGTACGCAAAGACCTATATACGGCGGTGCTATCGGTCGTCGATCGCTGGGGTGGGCACCTAGACCTCGACAACTGGGAAATAGGTTTGCGTACCGTGATCGGTCAAGACCGTGGTGTTACGATCGCCTATGGCAAAAACATCACAGACTACGCAATCGGCGACAACTGGGACGACGTTTGTACGAAAGTGCTACCAGTGGGCAAAGACGGGCTACAACTCGACGACGTATACGTAGAAAACAACCCCGACGACTACCCAAAACCGTACAGCAAGGTCGTTACTTTCAATCAAAACGACGTAGACCCCGACGCTTACCGAGACGACGCAGGCGTGCTCGACGAAACGGCATATACCGACGCCCTCAAGTCTGATCTGCTCGCACAGGCTACCACTTACCTAGCTGAAAACCACTACCCGAAAGTAAACTACTCTTTCTCGGCTTTTATCGAGGGTATAACCGACATCGGCGACGTTATACGTGTCAATCACCCACGGCTTACAGTGCCACTTGAGACAAACGTAATCGCTATCGAGTACAATGCGATCGCAGAGCGTGTCGACAAGGTCGAGTTCGGCAACTTCAACCCGAAACTGTCAAACCTCGTCAACAATACGCAAACAGCTATCGAAACTGCGACCGAGCAGGTGCAAGCAGGCGTTACGTCTGCCTTTAATAGTGCCCTGCAAGACGCTACGCTCGCTATCAACGGCATACTGGGCAACTCGTACGTGATATACGACGGCGACGAGATACTTGTAGTCGACGCCCTGCCAAAAGAGGACGCTACAAACGTAATGCGTATCAACTCGGGCGGTATCGGCTTTAGCACATCGGGTATAGGCGGTACGTTTACCTCTGCGTGGCAGATCGACGGCACCCTCGATATGCAACAGATCAACGTGATCAACCTAGTAGCAGATCGTATCAAGGGCGGTAGCTTACGGCTCGGCTTTTACGAGGGTAATAACGGTCTGATCGAGCTTTACGACGAGTTCGGTAATGAGGTCGGGCAGATCGACCAAGACGGTATAGTTTTGACAAACCCGAACGGCGACCGCCTCGAAATAAGCCCTGTCAATGGTCTGTCGGCTTATAGCACGGTATCAGGTACCGAGCAAGAGGTCTTTAGTATCGACCGAGACGTAACCGACATCGCAAAATTGAACGCCAGAGAGCAAATACAAATGACGCCTATCAAAATCGTGCCTATACCTACTGGTACACAGGCAGGCTGGGCGTTTGTGAAACTAGACGAGGCATAAGGGGTATAATAGGGCTATGAAAGACACAGAAAAACTACAAATATACGTAAATTATGCAGACGGCAGTATGCAATCGTGGGGCTACGACGGCAAGCACTTCAACGACTACCCTACCCTACTCGCTGACGTCGCCCGAGACTTCCCTGTCGACTTCCCCGACCACTACAAGGGCGTCGAGAGTATGCTTTTTGTATGGGGTGAGGGTCTACCACTAGATGATCAACTGAAAGACGTGCCTACCAAAGAGCTACAGCCGACGTACGGGCAAAAACTCGTCGACGCCGTGGCTACGTGGCTCGCCGAGCTGGGGGTGCTAGAAAATGGCAACTAGCGGTAATTTTCTTACGTCCCCAAGTGGGCAAGGTGGCGGTAGTTACTTCGATCGTCTGATCTTTGAGTGGTGGCGTACTGGTGCAGGCATATCAGGTAGCGTCGGCTACCACAACATATCGTACACGCTGAAAAGCTACGGCGGTGCCTCTGGCTACTGGATGTACTGCTACAACAACTCTATGAACGTCGACGGCACGGGCTACAGTCGTGGGCAAACACAAGTCTACGGTGCTGGTGCTACGACTATTCTGTCTGGTAGCAAGACACTCTATACAGACAGTGCAGGTAACAGGTCTTTCGGTGCCTCGGCGTCGGCTGGTATCTACACAAACAGCGTCAACACCTCGGGTAGTGGCTCGTGGGCACTCGACAACATACCTCTGCACTCGCAGATCACAAACGCAAGCGGTAATCAAAATGACGAGTTTGCAAACCCGTGGGTAGAGTTTTCTAACCCGTCTGGTACACCCGTCGACGTTTACCTAGAGCTACCGTCGATCGCTGGTGCTGGCTCTATCGCCCCACGATCAAACGTAGGTAGTCGCTACACGTGGACGCTTACCACTACCGAGCTGAACGCTATACGATCTGCTATGGCAGGCGTGCAGTCGACAACCCTACGACTGGTCGTGCACGACAGTCTCGGCGGTGCAAATCAGTGGACGTGGATTGACCGCACTATCACGATCGTAAATGGCAACCCAGTCTTTACGACCGCAACCTACAAGGACGCAAACAGCACAACGACTGCTATCACTGGCAACGATCAGTACTTGATACAGGGCTACTCGACACTAGAGGTCGATATTTTGAGTGCAAACAAAGCTGTCGCCCAAAAACAGGCGACAATGACGAAGTATAATCTTGCGATCGGCTCGATCAACACAGACGTAACATATACGACCAGCGATATAGCCCAAAATCTCGGCACGCTCGGTATCAACGCCGACGCCACGCTAAACGTAAAGGCTATCGACAGCCGAAACAACAGCACTACCGTACCTCTGACAGTACACGTCTTGCCGTACGTCGTGCCTCAAGTAACCGCTACCGTACAGCGTGTAAACAACTTCGAGACCTCTACCGACTTTCATATCGAGGGCGTTATCTCAAGGCTTACGATCGGCGGTACTGACAAAAACACCGTCAACACGTCTACGGGTGTACGATACCGCTACAAAAAGACGACCGACGCCTCGTGGGGTAGCTGGGTAAACAAGACTAGCTCGACATCGGCTGGCAACGTCTCAGTAACCGACTTCAACGTACCGTCTGCACTCGATCGTAACTATGCGTGGAACATACAAATCGAGATCACCGACAAGCTAAATACTTCGACGCTCGACCTCGTGCTACCTGTCGGTATACCTATCTTTCGTATCGGTCTCGACGGCAACGTCTACAACAATGAGGTGCGTATGCTTACGACTGACGACCTGCTCGCTAGCAACCCCTACAAGTTTTCGGCGTATAAGTCGGCAAACTCTAGCTATAATGACGGCTCGACAAATGACGTTGTTTTCAACTCAGAAAGCTACGATACAAATAACAACTTCAACACTACGACAGGACGCTATACGGTGCCTGTAACTGGGTACTACTGGATCGGTGCAAGTGTCCGTATCGGTACAAACAATGCAGGTAGTGGCGGTAGTCGCTGGCTCTGGGACGCTATGGCTACGTTACGAAATCACACCGACGGCGTCGACCTCGATCAGGCGAAAAGCTACGTATACGCCGACGGTCGTATGACGATCTTTGACGGCAAAATGGGTCGACTGCACTATCTAGTAGCTGGCAAAGAGATCAAAGTTACAGCGTTTTCAGATACTAACGACGGTAGCCAGTGGGTTATGAACGGCGGTATTATCTGTACGTCAATCAGTGGTTTTCTAGTAGCAAAGGTATAAGGGGGTAATATGGCAAAGATTATATACAGAGATAAAGACGGCAACTGGGTAGACGATAAGCCTGCCGACGATCAGATCGTCGCTCGTGCTCGGGTGCCAGACAATACTATGCTGACCGTGCTAAATCACCGTGTTTTGTATACCTCTGACGACTGGGACGAAACACTATACAGGTCTGTCGTCGCTCGGCTCGATACCCGTCGGGCAATCTCTTATCTACAGTCTACCGACTATATAGTTATGCAGTGGCTAGAGGAGCAGACGCTAGGCGTCGAGCACTACCGTAGCGAGGCTGATTATATGGCGGTATTGCAAAAAAGAGCAGAGGCTAGACAGCTTTTGCGTACATCAAATATCGAAAACATAAGCGAGTAGTGCTACAATAAACTTAAACACTATAGAAAGGTGGCAATATGCAAGGGGTAATCATAAACGCACTGATCGACTACGGTATCTACAGTCTTTTCGTGCTGATCTACACGCTCGTCGGGGCGTACCAAAATATCAACATCTGGGGTATGTCTTTCAACTGGAAAATATACGTCAATGGGCTAGTAAAGTGGCTAGCTCTGGGTGCCTCTGTTGTAGGTGCCACTTTCGGGGCGTTTCTACTACTAGCACAGGCTGAGGCACAGGGTATCAGTATCGTAAACGCACAGGCGGTAGCCCCTCGGGTTATTCTGGGCGTAGTTATTCTCGCCTCTGCCGTTATGCTCGGCAAGATCATAAGCAAGCTCGCTACTACTATGGGCGTACCTGCCGACGAGCTGAAAAAGCTACAAGAGCAGAGCGTCAACACCGACGCCGACAAGCCTTTGATCGTCAACGTGGCAGACTTGCCACAACCTAGCGAGGACTACATCAAAGCCAAGCTACAGGACGAAAAAGAGGGCGGTGTCGGCACGTACTACAGCATACCTACAGGCTCGTACGATCAACTGCGTAACACGGTACTCGGCAACGGCTACGACGTAGACAACTACTACGGCTGGCAGTGCTGGGACGGTACAGCGTTGCTATGGCAACAGCTCGGCAGGTCTCTAGTTACTGGTAACGGTCTGGCGATCGGGTGCTGGGACTTGAAACGAGACGTCAACGCAGGGGGCGATTTTGACCTGATCACTGACGTAAACAGCCTACAACGTGGCGACGTCGTTTGTATGCGACCTAACCATATCGGCTTTTTTGACGGCTACGACGGCAACTATATGGTTATTCTGGGGCAAAATCAGGGCGGTAGCCCGACTAACCCTGCTGGCGGTAGTGCTTTCAACCTTGCACGTATCAGTAAGTCGGCTTTCGCTGGGGCGTTTCGCTTTAAGAAGTGGGCAGTAGCACCAGCACCGACACCTGCACCAGCTCGTAAGTCAAACGAGGAGATCGCAAAAGAGGTCTTACGGGGCGACTGGGGCAACGGCGACGTACGTAAGGCTCGTCTTGCCAGTGCAGGCTATGACTACAACGCAATACAGGCGATCGTAAACGGTGCTAGCCCTGCACCTGCACCAGCTCGTAAGTCAAACGACGAGATCGCCCTAGAGGTACGCCGTGGCGACTGGGGCAACGGTGCAGATCGTAAAGCACGCCTCGAACAGGCAGGCTACGACTACAACGCAATACAGGCGATCGTAAATAAGAGCGTGCCCGAGGGCGGTAGCCCTAGTGCTACGTTTGCTGTCGGCGATCGTGTCGCACCACTCAAGCCAGTGGCATATAATGGCTTACCACTAACTCAGTACGACAATGCTTATACCATAACCGAGATCAACGGCGATCGTGCCGTGCTGTCGGCTCGTGGGCAAGTATGGTCGGCAGTAAGGACAAGCAACCTAAAAAAGGTCTAGTAAGGGAAAGGGCTATAAAACAAAAATGACACCACTGGACGCACCTTTGCACTATCAGTTTTTTGCAGGGCTTATGCTCGGGCTTATGTTCGGTATCGTGGTCGGCTACATTATAGCCCTACGATCGAAAAAGCCCGAGAGCAAAATAACAGCCGTACAACTGCTCGCCGTGATCACACTGTTCGGCTACTTGCTCGTAAGTTTTGCTTTCGGCAAAGACCCTCAGTGGATTATCTCGGTCGCAATTCTAGCTACAGGCTATGGTGCCCGAGGCGGTGAACTGCTAGAAAAGGTACTAGAAAAAAGAGAGGGAAAGTAGGCACTATATGGCAACAAAAGCACTATTGAGTTTTATGCGTCGTAGCCCACTGCACCGCTACGTGGTCGGGTTTATCGCAATCTTTACGTTACTATCGGTCGGCTCGCTGATCGTGTTTTACCCAGCCCGAGCGATCTACTATGGCTGGGCGACAGGCGACTATCTACTGAACGTGCAGAGCGTTACGGCAACGCCCGAAGTAGAGCAGGGCGACGACCTCGCAGTAACATTTTGCCGAGACCCACGCACACGTATTATCGCAGTCAATAACGTACGTACATTTTACGTCGACGAGCAAAACCGCAGTGTCTTGCAACGCAACTTACCCGACGGCGTAGCCTACGAAAAGACCGACGACCCGTGCCAAGTTTTGACGATCAAACCCGACCAGCGACCCGACGAAATAGGCACGTACAAGTTTTGCCAAGAGTTCGACTTTTACACGTACTACCAGCAACTCAAGACCGTGCATTTTTGCTCGACAAAATACAAGGTAATAGCCCCGAAAAACTAGCGTATAAAAAATGTGTTCGTGCTATAATCGGGTGTAACGACAACTACAAAACGTCGTACCCCGACCCACCTTGCAGGGGTATAAACAACTGGTCGAACTAGCACCCTAGAGGTGCTTTTTTCGTGCCCTGCTACCACTTCCCCGACCCTGCAAAACCACTTCCCCGACCACTTCCCCGACGTTTTTTGCGGGGGGGTCTCAAAAACGGCTCTGACCCCTGTTACAGACCGACACCCACGGTAGGGTAGGGGAGTGGTGCAACACCTTACAACTTTTTTTCAGGCGACACACAGTGCTCGGTAGGGGAGTGCCCTATAGCTTATGGTTATAGTAATGAGGTATAGTATGGTTATGACACCAAAACTTTACGGCAGATCGACTTGTGCACCGTGTCGTATGCTGAAAAATTATCTAACCAAAAAGGGCGTGCAGTTCGAGTACATCGACGTCGACGAGCACCCCGAAAAGTTTGCCGAGGTGCAGGTCTGGTCGAACTCGATAATCATACCCCAGCTAGCCGTCGGTATGACTGTCGTAGTCGGTCTCAACCTGCCCCGTGTAATCGAAATTGTAGACGGTCTCAATGGACGATAGCCAACGTGTCGGGTGCGGTGCCCACGGCTCGAACGACGACGGCTCGCCTGCCTTTGACTACACGTGCGACGACTGTATGCTACCCGACGTGATCGACCCACCAGAACTATAGACGCCCTACTCGCTTGTGCTATAATTATGACGGACTAGGCGGTAGGTGCCCACCCCCTGCCGTCTGTCCTTTCTAGTCGGGAGCTAGAAAATTGAGAGGCTTATGAAAGTCGAAAGCTCGGTCGAAAGATCGGGCTTTTTGCTTGTGCATAAGTCTGCGAAAATCGTAGAGCAAAGTACTTGTGTTATGCGAAAGTATGCTATAATCGTAGTAACGCAGGCGACGGCGAGGGTAGTAGAGCCAAGAGCGACACCCAAACAAAGCGACCAAGTAAACACGAGCCGAGCTTATGACGTCTACGAGGCGTCGTAAGCCGACCTCGGGAAAGGACACACTCAACAAAATGGGCAACCAAAAACAAACAATCAAAACAAAAGTCTACACGGCACTCGGTATCGCTTTCTTTGTGATCGCACTAGGTATAGTCGGACACAACGACGCCGAGTACGCCAACCGACCGAGCGTATGCCGTGAGTGGCAGGGCGAGACGGTCTGCTACAAACCATAATAGAAAGGCGAGTAATGGCAAATCGAAAAAAGCAAATCGAGGCGATACAGCAAAAGGCTAGCGACTTCTCGGACGAGATCGACGCCCTGATCGACGAAATGCAAGACAGCTACGACAATATGCCCGAGGGTATACAGTCGAGCAGTCGAGGCGATCTTATGCAAGAACGTATCGACGCACTGACCGAGCTACGGGACGCCCTAGACGAGATCGAGGGGGTCGTGTAGCTATGGCACGACGTAAAGACGTAAAGGTGCCCGAAAACTGCACCTGCTGGCACGAGGGCGACACTGAGTGCCGTTGTTGCGGTGCAAGCCTTGTAATGCCCGTACACAGCCTGACACGTGGGCTAGTGGGTATCTTGCAGGCTTGTGCTAATGTCGCACGAGACAAAGGCGGTTACGTGATCGACACGGACGACGTCGAGCTGACGTACAGCCAACTATGCAACCTACAAAAGCTACGATACTTCGGTCTTATGGTAATGACCGTCGACGAGCACGGCAAACACGTGCCGAGGCACTGGACGATCACACGCAAAGGCTGGCAGTTTCTAGCTGGCGACATACGGGTCTTTAAGCAGGCTCGATCGTTTCGCAACCGTATCGTGCACTGGGACGAGACCGAGCAGGACGATATACCTATGGTCTCGATCATCGACGTAATGCGATCAAAGGCTGACCCGTACTGGCAACAGCGATCAGACTTTGTCGACGTCGCCCGAGAATATGCAAACCCACAAGAAAGGCTACTATAATGACCGACATAACTATCAACGTAACAGCCCACGAGCTTGACCCTACTAAAAAGTACGTGGTCGAGATCAGACGGGGCGATCTGGGGCTTGAGGCAAGCGAGGGGCTTGCTAAACAGCTACAGCGTCTCGGCGTAGTAGGTATCGTAGTGATCACCGAAACGGGCGAGGCAATCAAAGTAAAAGAGGTACCAGACAATGCTAAATAGAAAACAACGCCGTAGTATCAAGGGCTTTAAGGCAGAGGCTCGCCACAAGTTGCGTATCGCTGATATGCAAGTTATGGTAAACGACGACGTGCCCGTAGGGTTTATGATCGTTTCGCCAGAGGACGCCGACCGCCTCAAAAAAATGGTAGATCAAGCAACTGCAAAGGCAAATGCTAAAAACGCCGAGCAAGCTATCAAGCAAGAAACTAACAGCGAAAGCGAGGGTAAGTAAATGGGTCTATTCAAGAGTAAACAGCCAGAGGTGCCAGTCGAGCAACCTATGACGATCGAGGAGCGTGCCGAGGTGCTACGTGAGTATGCAATCGAGTACATCACCAGTCTGGGCAAAGCCGACAAAGACAAGTTTTACGAGGCTGTCGATCTGATCTGGCAGGGCAGGGCAATACTAAACCGTGTCAAAACAACCGACGAGAAAGCCTACGAAAAAGAGGCAAAGTCGCTCGGTATGACTGCCGACGACGCCGACGATCTGGGTTTCGACCTGCTCGACGACGAGACCGACAAACCTAACCCACTGACCGTAGAGCCGAAAGCTAAAAAGGTCGAGGTAAAATCGTAATGATACGGCTTGCAAAGTTTATCTACGATATGGGGCGACGCAAAGGCTATGCCGAGGCGATCGTCGAACTAGAGCACCTGCAAACAACTATCACACGCAGTCGAGAGGGCACGATCGTACGCAAAGAAGTACTAGCGATCATCGACCGCCTCAAGACTGCCCAGAAAGACGACGAGGTCTACAATGACAAAGCCGACGCTTAAAAACATAATGGTCTACGACTTTATGCGTAGGCACGCCGAGAACGCCGACACCGCCAACGTAAAAGCGATCTACAACGCCCACAAGGACGAGATCGCCCAGCGTTTCGGTATCAACGGCTACCAGACTTTCAACTGGCACGTACGTCGGGTGATCGACTGGAAAATGAAAACAGGTAACG